ACCGCCTTTCGGCATGACGCAGTGATTAACGATGGGAGTCATGCCACCACCCCCAGTACGAGGGTTAGGCGCGCGGCATCGTATCCCCGGTGAAATATCCGATGCCGTCGAGCAGGGTCTTGTTCGCCTGATACTCGGCCCACGTGCAGATGAGTATATTTGTCACGGTGACGGTCGGACTGCCTGACTTGACGGAATAATTCGCTGATAGCTGACTGGAATTGTCGACGTACGTCATGTAGCTGACACGTTGGCGTGCGCTGAATTCGCCCTGTGTTCCGATAATCGAGACAGTGCCGCCTGTGACGTTCATATCGAAACTGACCCAATATGTCATATATCTCACGCTCGGAACGGTCGTGAGATGCACCCAATTGTTGGCTCTCAAGGTGATGGTCGAGGTTGGGCTCGTGCATAGGTTCGTGATTATCATCGGACATCACCCGCCCGACGGACGCTCCTATGCGCGTGGCATCGTGTCGCCGGAGAAGAAGCCCGGAAGCCCCCCCCCACGGCTTTATCGTAAGTGTCGGCCAATTCCAAAATCGGTTTGTCGATATTCACGCCAATGCCGTTCGGATAGAATTCGACACGTATCCGGTCACTGCCGGTGGAGTTGAATCGCAGGAGCAAATTGTTCGCATCCTGAGAGATGGTGGCAGAAGCGATAGGCTTGGTGTCGCTTGACTCGAGACTGTACACCGTGAGCGGATTCGGATTTTTGTCGTGTTTCGTCCAGAGGAAGCAGGCGAATACGAGTGCCGCGTTTTTCGGCACGGTGAGATTGAAACCATAACCGCCATTGTTGCCATAGATGTTCAGCTGCTTGGTGCCGGCGTTATATGTTGCATTCGCTTCACCGTGAATGTTGATATCGGCGAATGGGCCGGTGAAATTCGGATTGGTGAAATAGTTAATCCTCTGCATTATCCGTCTCCTTGGTCGCGTCGAGCACGTCGGCGGGGATCAATTTCATGGCCGCTGCGAGCTGGCTGGTCAGGATCGCGACCTGCTTGCTGAGAGTGCCGATTTGCGCGGAAAGCTGGTCGATGACGTCGTTCGCGTCGGCTGGAATCTGCTGAGTCAAAATGTCTCCTTAAATACGAAACCCCCGCAATCCGTGTGGATTGCAGGGGTTGAAAAAACTGGAATGCTGGATTAGTCTGCGGCGGTCATCGTGTCGATACGAGTAACCGCCTTCAATTCGTCCAAGGTGAGGGTGCGGGTAACGTGAGTGACAATATCCTCCAACAAGACACTCTGGCCAGTACCATCAAACGTTGCACGCACGCCACGCGAATCATCCTGCCAAACCTCACCAGCATCCTGAGCAAACGTGAACCGCAAGCCCAAACGATACAGTTCAGCCTTCAAACTCTCCTTCGGCGGGCGCAAATCCAAAACGCCAGACGCAGACGCAGTAGTAGTTTCGGTAGTTTCGGCATTATCAGCCATAATCAATCTCCAATCATCAAAATCAAATAGTGAACATCATGAACACGGAAACCCACCAGGCGGTGGATTGCTGTCGGGTGCCGACGCGGAGGTGACCGCGCGGGTACAGGCCGTCGCCGTTGATGTCCGGGTCCCCGGTGCTGGGGACCATGTTTCCGGGAACGAACGCGCCGCCATACTGGCCGTTGTTGAAGATGCAGGGCACGTTCAGGCCGATTTTCGGGATGAATCCTTCCTTGAACCAGCCGATGTCGAGGTAGTCGCCTGCGTTGAGCGTGACGCTCTTTTTGTCGGAACGCTGCAATTCCAACTGCATGTAACAAGTGTTGCCGATCACGGTCATGTGACTGCGGTAATCCTTGCCGCTATCACCCGCGTAAGCAGTCCAACCCGACGAAGGAACGAACCAGTCGCTCAAATCCGTGTACACGACAGGGTCGATACGCGAACCATTCACGTAAATACCCAAGCTGCCGATCTGTTTCGACCAACCATCATCACCGTTGATGTCCACACGGCCAGCATTCATCTGAATACGTGAAGCGCCGGAATTGAAACGGACGACCGACAATTCACTATTCGACGGGTCAATACCAATGTTCAAACGCCGGTAAGCGCCAGGGTCGTTCTGACCCGACGGGTTGAAACCATGCGACTGTCCCTGCGTATACCATGCGACGCCATTCGCGTCATAGCATTTCAGTAGACCATACACACTGCCGTCACTGGCCGTCGTATTGTTCAATACCAATCGTGGGCCTGACAATGCGGTCTGGAACCTGCCGGAAAGCAGATTGTCGGTACCGTTCAAATGGATGGTGCGATTGTTCGACTTGTCGTAGAAGTCCAAAGCTCCACCGGACAGTTTGAAACCGGTATTAGCTGCGGAACTCGACTGAATCATGCCACCAGTAATCGTTCCACCGGTGATCGTGCCACCCTCCAACGTGGCGGCGGTTATCTTACCGTTCGTCAGTAAAGCGCCATTCATCTGAATGGTGCCGTCAGACTTCAACGTGAACTTCGCGTTACCATTCCCGTCGTAGGCGACGAGACCACCGGAAGTGAGCTTCAACCCACGGTTGGCAGTACTGGAAGTCTGAATGGTGGAACCGGTCACGGTCACGCCACTCAAATCCGAACCCGACTGGATACTGCCCTTCAACGACAGCACGCCGGATTTAGCATCATACGAGAGTTTGTCTCCCACGTAGAAGCCGGAAGAGTTCAGTTTCGTCTTCCCGTCAGGAGACGTGAACGCGCTACCAGTAATCACAGCGCCGGACACTGTGCCGCCAGTGATCGTCGAACCCGTCACGGTGCCACTGAACGTCGCACTGCCGGACGCGGCATTCAACGTGACAGTGGCCTTGCCCTGCGTGTTCCGCAAACCCAAAGCCGCTATCGTTCAGCAACATGCGCGAGTTCGCGGTACGGAACTCGCTACCCACAATCGACGTGCCGCTGATCGTGGAGCCGGACAGTATCTCACCGCACATGGCGACCGTGCCGGACTGAGAATCCAGTACGAACGACTCATCATCAGCCAAATCCACAGTCACCAGCACGGACGGACTATTGTTCGGTTCGCCCTGCCAATATGTGTAATACGCCTGACGTTTCCTACCGGATTTCGCCTTGGCGACGATACCAGCATCATTGATGACCATCCGCCCATCGGACGTGCGGAACACGCCACCCTGAATCGTCTTGCCATACAATGCGTCGGCCTTGATGTTCTGACCGGTCACACTATTGGCGGCAAGCTCACCGGCCTGAATCTGATGCGCCTTCAAAAGCGCGACGGTCATATCCTCGGTGACCTTGAGCTTCGCCGTGGTGACCGAATTGGCGAGAATCTTATCCGACGTGACAGCGTTCGCCACAATCTTGTCAGAAGTCACCGCGTTGGCGGCGATCTTTCCTGAATTGATGGCGTTGGCTATGATATTGTCTGATGTGACCGCGTTAGCAGCTATATCCCCCGCCTGAATCTGATGAGCCTTCAGGAGAGCCACCATCATATCCTCAGTGACGCGGAGTTTGGCCGTGGTCACGGAATTGGCTGCAATCTTGTCGGACGTGATGGACAGTGCGACGATATTGCGCGCCTGCACGCTGTTCGCAGCGAGCTTGCCAGCGGTCACCGCGTCGGTGACCAGCTTTTCAGTCGTGACCGAATTGGCTGCGAGCTTGTCAACGGTGATGGCATTGGCCTTGACCTTCTCGGCGGTCACTGAGTCGGCGGCGAGATGCTTCGCGGCCACCGTGCCAGCAGCGAGGATGTTGTTCGCCACGAGGTCGAATGGCTCGAATCTCGTACCGTCCCACGTCAGGACTTCCACCACACGATCGGACAAGGGCACCAAGACGCTCGGACTGTTGTTCGGCGCGCCGGTCCAGTAGGTGTAGAAGTCGGCAAGCAGTGAGGGGCTGTTGTTCTTCTCCCCCTGCCAGCGCGTCCAATACTTCTGCGTCCTCCACCACATGTCCCCCGGCTTCAAGCCATCATGATTCGGCTCGTCGGGGCCACGGTAGATGAGGTTCTTTCCATCAGCGGTGGTCTGAGCCTTTTTCGCTGCGGCCTGTGCCTGATTCGCCTGCGCGGCGGCGTTGGCGGCGGCGGTCGAAGCCTTGTCAGCCGTTGATTGCGCCGTCTGCGCGGCAGCATGTGCCTTGACCGCTGCGTTGGCCGCATCGGTCGCGGCCTTGTCCGTCACCGCCACCCATGTGCTGCCGTTCCACCGTTTCGGCGTGTTCGCGCCACCGGTGGTGTCGATCCACAAGGTAGTCGGCTTGCGCATCGACGTATCCGGCGTCGTGGACTGGATCAGCACGTCGGCCTTGCCGTTAGCCAGCCGTATTCGCCTGCCTTGCGGCGGTGGCCGCGTCGGTGGCGGACTGGGCCGCGCTGTCGGCGGTGGCCTTGGCCTGCGTGGCAACGCTCGAAGCGTTCGAGGCGGTGGTCTTCGCAGCCGAAGCGTCCGTCTTGGCCGAAGCCGCGTCGGACTTGGCCGCATTGGCCGAAGCATTGGCCGTGTTAGCCAAAGTCTCCGCATTGCCAGCGGTCTTCTTCGCGCTTTCGGCGGCGGTCTGCGCCGCGTCGGCGGCGCTCTTCGCCTGACCTGCGGTCGCGGTCGCGCTCTTCGCGGCAGCGGTAGCAGCATTGGCGGTATCCTGCGCGGTCTTCGCCGCACCATTGGCCGTATCAGCCGTGCCCTGCGCGTTCTTCGCTGCGGCAGCGGCATTCTCGGCAGCTTTGCGGGCATCCGTGGTCTTAGCGGCATTGTCCGCGATATCCGACTTCGCCTTGGAAATTTCGTCCGCGTTCTTCTCGACATCGGCATAGCCGAGATGGTTCCAATTCGAGCCATCCCAGACAAGCGTATCGATCACGCGATCGGCCAGCGGCACAAGCACGGAAGGAGAATTATTCGGCGCTCCCTGCCAGTACGTGTAAAAGTCGGCCAGCATGGACGGCGAATTATTCTTCTCGCCCTTCCAGCGGGTCCAATATTTTTGGGTCTTGAGCCACAAGTCACCGACAATCAGATTGTCCTTCGGCTCGTCCGGCCCACGAAACGTATGATTCTTGCTATGGGCTTCGGCATACGCCTGCGCAGCCGACTCCTTCGCCTTGCTGATCTCGCCATTCGCCGTGGTCAGATCGGACTTGGTTTGGGCGATATCCTTCTGCGCTTGAGACAAAGCCGTCTGATTCGCGGCAATCGTCTGATTCGCGGCGGTCAGACTGTCCTGATTGGCTTTGATGTCGGATTTCGCCGCAGCCAACTGCTTCGACAAGTCAGTCTGAGCCGTCTTGTTCGCGGCGATATCCTTCTGAGCCTGAACGAGCTTCGCCGTATTGTCGGCCAGAGTCTCCCGAGCGTCCGCCAAGTCAGCCTGACCCGTCTTGATATCGGCCTTCGCCTGTTCCAACTGTTTCGACGCATCAGCTAAAGCCGTCTTGTTCGCGGCAATCGTCTTGTTCGTCTCGGCCTGTTGAGCGTTGATCGCATCCTGAGCCGACTTGTTATCCTCGACGGTCTTGCCAAGAGACTTCAACGCCGCGTCAGCCGTATCCTGCTGTTTTCTGACTGCATCGACGCCCTGAGCGTTCGCATCGATCTTCTTCGCCGCGGCATCCAAATCGGAACGCAGTTGGGTCTGATGGCTCTTCAAAGCGTTCGCAGCGTCAGTGTTCGCGTCAATATCCTTGCGGGCGGAATCCAACCCGTCGCTGACCTTCTTCACCTGAGCGGCGGCATCGGACTTCGCGGCATCCAGAATCTCCGACGCCGTATCATTCAAATCCTGCTGCGACACGATAGGTGCGATGATGACGGTCGCGTGCTCCGACTCGTCGGAGGCGTTCGGCTTGGACACGCCATTCACGTCATGCGCATTGTCATAGGCGACGGCCCAAACCTCGACCACATCACCGACCGGCAGCACGCCGGTGGCAAGCTCGCCCTTCCCACGCAACTGGCCCAAATCCAACGATTCACCAGTGCTATCAGGCTTCGCATACAATTCCACATGGTCGAAATCGGCGGGAACACCACCCTCAAGAGTGCCGTCCCATTGGACGAACACGCATTCCGTCCTACACACTGCGGTCACACCGGTCGGCCTGCCCGGAGGCGTCGTATCGCCAACCCACGGGATGATGCCATTACTGCCCGGCATCGCCGCACCCGTATCACCGCCGCCAATCCACGTCTCCGTGCCGTCGCCGTTATCGACGGCGATGGTGCCGGACAGGTACGTCAACCGCATATTGCTGTTACGCAGGGCGATATCCGCCAAAGTCAACGGAAGAGAAGCGTCATCGGGTCTGATTTCAACATGGTCTGCCAAAACGCACACTCCAAAAACAGAAAACCCCACGAAAACGTGGGGTGGGTACAAGAAAACCCCACGAAAACGTGGGGTGGGTACAAGAAAACCCCACGAAAACGTGGGGTCTGATATCATGCGGTCGGGTCTGCCACAGGGTCGAACTTCACTGTCACCTTGCCGGTCTGGTCGCCGCTAATCTGCATCAAACGCATCGGATACACGCCGTCCGGCAGATCAGGGAAGCCGTCTATGGCGATGTCGAACATCTCCCCCGGCCAGAACGAACCCAACGGATGCAAAGGCAATCCCATCGCATCGCAGTCGTTCACGTCTATCTCGCCGCTCAACTGCATCAACGGCTGACGGTTCGCGTTCAACATGCCGTCAGCCGCAGCGGCCAACAGTTCATACGTTTTCGCGTCCGTGTCGCTCGTGGTGGTCTCCCGCAGCGGATACGGGTCCTGACGTTTCACCAGAGTCAAATCCTCGCTCTGGCAGCACATCGTGCCCAAATCCGAACCGGCACCGGTCGCATACACGCGCATGTACGGTGCTGCACGGTCGATCTTGATGTTCTCCAACGTGCCACCATACGGTGAGCACGACAGACTCAATCGCTTGTCCTGATTCAGATAGATGTCGCCGTCCGAACCGGCGAGGAACCTGAACCGGACATGCTGCGAATCCGACAAGTAGGGCCGGAACTGCATGTCAGGCCCGCCATCCGCGTTCGCTATATTCTTCAGAATGTCAGCCGCGCGATGGTTCGACACGTTGAAATCCTTGTATTCCACGACGGTCTGACGTGGAAGCATCGTCTTATGCGGCCCATCGGTCGAAGTCGTGCTGCCGGTCTGGTTGCCGTTCCCGTCGAACGAGTACACGGTGGTGGTCGTGGTCACGGTACGTTCGGAATAATCCTTGTAGTTCTTCGTGACCGTCTTCTTCACGACCGTGGTCTGCGCCGTGGTCAACGTCTTCACGGTCGTATGCTGTTTCGTGACCTTGCCCTTGCGCGTATTGTACGTGTACGGTTTAGTCTCCGTGACCTGCTTCGTCTTCTTCGTCACATGCTGTTCCGTGATCGTGGTCGTGTCACCGTCAACGGAAGTCTCCACATACCCGTCAGCCGTGTTCACACGCTTCTTGCTCTTCTGCTTCGGAGCGTTCTTATCCTCGCTCGACCCATCGGAAGGCAGCGAATGCGTGCCCGTCTCGTTCAGGTAAGGCAAATCGATGGGCAGTCCACCGCCCGGCTTGACGCTCGTGCATTGGCGGATTACCTCACACGCCAACGCACGCCACGACAGGTTCTCCCAACGGAACGACCGTTTGGACGTGTGGCCCGCATCCTTGCCGAAAGCATCCTCATGCACCAGATACCGGTCGTTCAGCAAGCCCATCATGCTCACGTAAGGCACGCTCACATCATGCCAGCTGGACGTGCGTACGCCCAACGCGCCCGCCAATATCGGCGTGCCCATCGACGCGGTGTCATCCAACACGCTCTTCCAACACAACACAAGGCCACGCTTGTACGGCTGCAAGGCTGCGGCACGGGCGGCAGGGTCATCGCCCGGTATCTGCGTCCAAGGCAGTTCCAAGCCGGACACCTCGTCATCGCCGACTCCCTTGTCCTTCGTCGTGGAAAAACTCGAATCCGAAACGGTCATCGACCAAGTGAACGACGGTATGTCGATCTCCTGGGCCAACTGGCCGGAAACCGTGTCATACAGGTACGCCACCCAAGTCATCAGACCACCTGTCCCCTATCCCAGATGATGAACCGGCGTCCGCACCACAAGGCGTCCTTGTTGTCCTGCGACGCATTGTAATGGAACACGGGGGCGTTGCCGTTCTGCAACCAAGTACGCAAGCGTGCCGTATGATGACCCTTGCTCACAGCCGTCACATACGACGTCTCATGCGTCTCCCACGCGCCATACGAAACGAAGTTCGCGCACGAATGGTCCAAATCCTTGTTGTCGATCTGGAAGCCGATGGCCCACTCGGTACGATGCGACGTATCCGCCCACGAGGTAGCGCCAGCGGAACTCAGATTGCATTTGAACGACAATTCCAACATACGGTCGGAAGGCAAATCGAAATCTATCTGCTGCTCAAAATAGTATTTCTTGACCGTCGAATCGCCGGTCATGTCACGCCTATCCCAATTCTCGCCAATCTTCCCCAACGAAGCACCATACGGTATCGCGTAATCAGCGCTCCACATCTGCACCGCGCTGGCCGTGGACGAAGCGCCAGCGGGCATCTTCATCTTCCTCAGCATGGTAGCGCCAGCCGGAATGGTAGGCTCCGCAAGACTCGCGGACGGGGAACCCTGCGTGACGCCAACGGTCACATAATTGTCCGAATCCTTGTACTCCATCAGATTATGGGCCTGAATCCACACGATGTCGATACGCGGATTCGACGGGTCGCCAGCCGAGACGGCGTTCGTCTTACCGCCCTCGTAATAGGCGAGCGTCTTACCATCCGAATCGCCACGGCTACAGACGGCCACGCCAGCGGAAACGTTATACCGCAAGTCACTGCGGCCGGTGACGTTCAACCCGTCAACCAATCCCGTATTAGCCCACTGGGCACCGATGATGCGACGATGCACAAGAGGTGTCACACCAGCGCCATTGGTATCGGGAGACACGCCCAAAGCGACGGTACTCATTCAAAACTCCTTACATGTAAGTGTCACGCACACTGCAATCAACGAAACCGGTGCCTAGATTCGATAAAGTCACACGAAGCGAACCGCCAGCCGGAATCGTGGGAAAACCACGCTGCTCCAACTGACGGCTCACATCCTGACCACCCAACTGGGCGGTACGGCTGCGGCAATCCAACACCAGCGGCACATCCCTGACCGTCTGATCGCACACAATCGACTGCTGGGTGCCCGGAAAATCCAAACGCACGCCATCCATAGGCCCATGCACGACGAACACCGGATAGGCGCGGGAAGTGCCGTTGTTGTACAACAATCCGACGTTCGACCCGACGCCATCCAATTTCAACCCGTAGTTCAACGGGTAAGCCAACCCACGCAAACCAATATTCGACTCGGTATGCATCAGGCTCGGTGAAGCGTTACGCGCGCCCTGCCATTCGGTCCAATAGCCCGGACCATACCGCAATCCGACGTTCCCGCCGGACACATGCATCGCGCTCAACTGGCATGTGTACTCGTCCATGCTCAATATCTCGGGACGTTCGCAGGTCACGGTGATTGTGCAATCGTCCAGCCAGCCATCATTCGCATACTTAGCGGACGCCTTCACAGTGGCCCTACCAGTCGTATAACAGTCGTAGCCAGCATCCCTCAACCGGAACCGCACTTTGCTATGCGCACACACACGACGAACCCTATTGAGAAGCCTTACGACACCCTGACGGTCATGCGCCGACACAACGAAATGCAACGTCAACACGCGAGCGGAATACAGGATATCCGAAGCCCACACGTCATGCGCCCCATCGCCCTGACCCCGCTCGCTCATCACCGTCTTGTCATCCGGCGTCTCGAACCAACCCTCGACACCATCCGCGCCAATCAGGAGAACATCATCATCAGGGTTCACACCATCACCACCATCGAACGTCAACGTTTCCGTCCCGTTCGACAGTTCGACCAGTTCAGGCAAATCACTCAACGCTGATACCTCCTAGCCTCGGCCAACGCGTTACGATGCAATATCGGCGCGGCAACATACAGATCGTCATTGCTTCTTACGACCTTCGTGTTGAACGTCTGATTGACAGTCGTTCCAGTGCTTGCGGGAACCTGAACGTTGACCTCATACAAGCCTGACATCATCTTCTCCACACGGCCGCCAGCCGCATACGCGCTACGACTCATATCAACCGCACTACGCGCATACGACGTGCGAGCCTGCGACACCGCCCTGTCCAAATCGCCGGTAGCGTTCAACACGTTCAGGAAATTCGGGCCGACAGTACGATCAAGCTTGCTTACCGCAGCGGCACGAATAACATGCTCGCCATTCGACAGCCACATGGGAATCGAATCAGACGTGCCAGTACCCGGCCCGCTGATACGACCACCAGTAGCCTTGCCAGCCTTGGAGCCCTCGAAGATGCCCCTGATGTGGACGGTAACCCAATTCGACACGCCGCTAATCCATTTATTGGCCGACGCCACAGCAGAGGAAAGCGAACCATCGACATGGCCCTTAAATCCGGTGTTATGACTATTCGGTACGGAACTGATATTGCCTTTGGCGGAACCAGTCGCACCAGCAGTATTGTCCGTCGCATTCACGTTCGTACCATGACTATTCGGTACGGAACTGATATTGCCTTTGGCCGTACTGGTTGGGCCACCAGTGTTGTCCGTGGCTGTCAGCTTGGAATCGACATGCCCATACTGCTCTTCATAGGCACCCATCGTCAGTCTCGCAGAACCAGCACCATTCGCGGTATCGTCCGTTGCGGTGATGTCAGTGTTCTTCACATCTGGAATCAAACTCAACGCGATTCGCAAGGCATCAACCTCGCTCTTACCAGAGGAAGTCGCCTTCAAGTAGGCTTCTTTAATCTCAGGAACCTGCCAGATGGCATCCCTTAACGCATCCAAATCAGACTTGCCTTCGGATTTCGCCTTGACAAAAGCATCCTTCATCGCCGGAATCGAAGAAATACTCTCTTCCAACGCCTCGGTATCACTCTTGCCTTCGGTGATGGCCTTGAGGTAAACCTTCTTCAACGCGGGCACCTTCATGACGGCATTGGTCACATCATTGGCCGCGACAATCGCCAGCTTGTTATCGCCGGTAATCACGACCGTATGCTTGCCATCGGAAAGCCTCTGCACCATGTCGGACAACTGGTTGGCATCGGTCTTACCCTGCCAGATGGAGTTCAACAGAATATCCTTGACCTGCTTACGTGTCCCATCGGGGAACAGGTAGCTCATACTGTCAACGACATTCGCCAGGTTCTCCTTCGCTTCCAACGATTGAACGTTGATCTGTGTGGTGACTTCCTTCGGAGTCATCAACAGACTTGAGTTCAATCCGTCAACAGCAGCGGCGTCCAAACCAGCGGCAGATGCCTGAGCGTTGAAGTTGCTGGACAATTCCTTCTGCTTAGCGAGCACATCCTTCTGCGACTTACCTTGCTTAATCATCGCATTCAGGTAATCATTCGAACTGGAAGCCAAAGCGGTCAACGAGTCGGCGGCGGTACGGCCAGCCTCAGTCGTATAGTCGAAATCCTTCTTCTGGGCATCCCAAACCTGTTGGCCTTTGGAATGAAGATCATTTACGGTCTTCATCGCCTCGCCAACCTGCTGCAACGTCTTCGCATAACTGCTGGACGCGGCAGCGGCCTGAATGTTCGCGTTGCGCTGGGATTCAACCTGCGAAGCCAGAGAGCCTGTCACGGTAGCCAACCGCTCTTTCTTCTCGGTGGCGTTCAATAGCCCATCCGCGATGGACTGCCAATCCTGACCCTCATCACGAAGACGATCAGCCCAACCAGCGCTCTTGCCAGCGGCAGCGGCCTGCGTCTTGATGGACTTCTCGATCTCATCGTTGTATTTCTGGGCGTCAGCCAAAGCGGTCTTCGCGGCCTCGTGCATGTTGGTGGACTTCTGAAGCCTGTTCATACTGCCCATATCGAACACGGTCGCGGAGTTCTTGTCAGCCGAAACCTGCTTGTTCGTCTGGGTCGTCATCCGCTGCAACGTCTTGATGTAGCTGTTGTAGTCACTCTTGCTGCCGGACAGTTTGCGTGCGACCGAATCCTCGTTCTGACCGAGCATCTGCAATGCAGAAGACATGCTATCCACATTCGACGTTCCACGCCAGAACTTGTCCCAAGAGGAATCCGAAGTGGAGAAGTTGGATTTCAGTGTGGAACCGAAGTTATCCAGCCGGTTCTTCAACCCCTCAAGCGAGGAAACCTGAGCTGACAAAGCGTCAGGCGTTGCCTTAGCCGCCTCGTTGAACGATTCGATGTTGGCTTTGACCTGTTCGACATGCTGAGAATACGCGCTGAACGCCGTGCCAGCGGCAGCGAGACCAGCCGTCAATGCGATGCCGGTAGGACCGCCAAGCATATCCAATAGGACGGTGCCGGTATCCTTGGCGACGCTCTTCAAGCCGGAAAGCTTGCCCTTGACGGGTTCGGCGTTGTCGTCCAGGCTTCGCAGACCCTTGCCAGCACTACTGGCGTTATTGCCCAACAGGACAGCCCCCTCGGCTGCAAGACGGGCCTCCTGACCAGTCTTTGCCACCTTGGAAGCGGTCTTCTCAGCCTGCTCCCCCATCTGCTCCATACCCTTGACGGAGTCGGTGAACAAGCCCGCCACATTGCCATACGCCATCGCGCCGCCTGTGACCTCAGCCGTCGTCTCGTTACGGGAAAGACGAGCCATCGCGGAAATCAACTGGGAAGCCTTGACCTTCGTGCCATCCATCGTCACACCCAACTGGCGCAACGTGTTCTGATACTGCATCGTGCTCTGAATGTTCTCCAAAGCGCCGCTCTTCAACGCCGTCCAAGCTGACTTGCCAGCACGACCGAACGTCATCCACAAGCCCAACATGCCCTGAATTGGGGCTGGCAGCTTCGAGAAGGCGCCACTCAACGCGCTTGTCGCATTGGCGATGGCCTCAATCGTGGGAGCGGCAGACTTCAACGAGTTGGCAAGCGTGCCGCCGAACGTCTTCGACAACTGGCCCGCCATGCGGACAAGACTCGAAAACATCGGAGACGTGGACGCGAGACTGGAAGTCACCATGCTCAGACCATCACGCACATCACCGGAGAACGTGCGGATGCTACCTGAAGTGCCGGAAGCCAGCTTCGAGGTGTCGGCCACGAAATTACCGGTCAACTGACCAAGATTCGTCATCGTACCGGCAAGATCGTTCCGCGACTCGTTCGCAGCATGTCCGATATCGGCGAAAGCGTCACGCACGCCCTTCTGGGCGTCCCTAGCGCCAGTCACCCAAGCACGTAACGTATCCTGGGCGCTCATGGAGTTAATCGCACGGTCTGCACGCTGCAACACGCTGCTGAACTGCTCGATGCCATTCTGGTATTGGGCAATCGGAGTGAACACACCTTGCGCGATACCCTTCAACGAGCGAAGGGACGAGCCAAGATAACCAGCCTGCTCCTTGACTTCGGACATGGCCTTGTCAACACGGTCGGAGTCATCCATCACGTTCTCGGCCCACTTGGCGAACCAAGACGCATCCTCGCTCAACCATTGCGTGAACTGCGGCAGATACTTGCCGCCGACCATGCCGATATGGGACAATGCGGTAATCAGGGATTCGGCACCGGGAACGAGATTATCCATCGACTCGTTCGCACGGTCGAAGACGGCTGGCAGCTCGTTCGCCTGATAGGACGCTTTCACGGCGAGCATGAGCTTTTCGACTATCTCGCCCTCATGCTTGGCGAGAGTGCTCATCTCCGGTACCAGCGAATCGCCTATCGCGTTCGCCGTATCCATGATGGCGGGCTTCGCCTTGCCATAGAACGCATCCTGCACGCTCTGGGAAAGCTGTGATAGCTTCGTGTTGGCGAAGTCGATCTGGCTGCTCCATGTCTCGCCCTTGTCGCCGTAGATCATCTTGAAGGACGCGAACACGGCGCCTAAGCCAGTCAACGCGGCGGGAGCGGCATAAGCGGCCTTGGAAAGGCTCACGATGCTCTTACCTAATCCGCCGACCGTACCGGAGACGTTCACTGCACCAGCACCGATATCGGACAATACGGTGCCGACAAGCGCTAGACGTGGAACCTTCTTGTCCAACGTGTCAAACAGGTTCACAAGATTCTGGAACTGGTTCTCGACACCCTTCAAGCCGGACGCGCCATACGTCATGCCGTTGAGAATCTTGCCGATGTCAGTTCCATGGAACTTGGCGAAGATGTCAATCGTGCGTGGGCGAGTGAAGTAAGCGAGATGGGCGCGGGCCAAAGCGGTCTCAAGATCGACATCCATATCAAGGGTGTCGTTCTTTTCTTGGAACTTCTTCAGCTCCTCTTCGGCGTGCTTCTTGTCGATATGGAGCTTCGCCGGAATCTCCGCATCGGGATTGGACTTCAACGCCTCCGCATATCGGCGCATCTCCGCTTCGACATGCGAATACTCCGCCTTCAACGTGACCGGAACATCAAGCCTCTTATGCTCAAGCTTCCGCATGGTGCGACGTATCTCGTCAGCGCCATCCTCGTAGAACTCGACCTTCACACGCTGCGACTCGAACCGTTCGATATCACGGTTCAGACGGGCGAAATCACCTTCGACATCGACCTTCACCCGCGCCTTCGGATTATCCTTCAGAAGACGCTGGTAATAGGCCAGCTGCCGGTACATCTCCCGCAGTTCGGCCTTCAACGTGACCGGAACATCGACGCCGCGACGTTTGAACGCCTCGATCTTAGACTTGACCTCACGCAGATTCTCAGCGACGAACCGCAGACGGATATCCTGACGGTTACGGACGCCGTTCCTCGAATACAGGTCGGCGAGACGCTTCTGGAAATCGGAACCCTCAAGACGGGTCGCCTTCGTGACCGGACTCTTCTTCAGCTTCTCGATACGGTCGTCGATCTCGCCAAGCATCTTGACGGTACGCTTGTACTCGTCAAGGTCGAACCAGTTCCGGTTGTTCCGCTTCATGGCGGACACGTCGGACTCAAGCTCCTTGCGGACGCCGCGATACGTGTCGATAAGATTCTCGGCCTCGCGACGCGATTCGGAGAACTGCTCACGCGCCACACCAGTGGAGCCAACCGGACTGGACCACTCGTCCCTGGCCTTCTTCGACTCGCGGGCCATCTCGGCCTGCTGCGCCTCGATCTCCTTCGCGAAACGCGACGACGCGGCCTGCTGGCCCTTGAACCAGTCGGCATACGTCTCCTGCTTCTGATGCAGTCCCAAGGCCGTGTCACGGGCCTTGGAGAAGTTCGCCAACGAATTGCCAGCGGTGACGATGCTCTCCTCAAGGGCACGCACCTGACGGGTCATCTTCGATACACGCTTCGCATCGCCATCGGACGCGATGTCCACAAGCGACGACTGCGCCTTACGGAGCCTGCCAAGCTCCTTCTCCTGACCCGCGAGCGCCTTGTTGACCGCAGTGACCTGCTTCGCGGCTTCGCGTTCCTGCTTCCACAGGTCGGATGTCGGGAGCTTCTGCGTCTTCATCTCAAGGCGTTGCGCGTCGAGGCGTTCGACTTCGCGGGTGGCCTTGGCGAGGTCGCCTTTCAGTCCGCGAATGTCGTTGCGGGTTTTGACGATTCGGTTGGACAGTTTCTCGAATTGGCGTATCTGCTCGTTGGAGAGGTGTTCGTTGCCTTTGATGAGTCCACGGACCTGCTGGTACAGGTCCATCTTCTTCTCGCGGTACTTATCGACGGTCTTGTCGAGGCTTGTCGCGAACGAAAGCTGTTCAGGTTTGATGGCGGACTTCTTGAAGAACGCCGTGTCGGCCATCTCTCGGCCTTTGGCGTCGAACACCTTGACGGTCTGGTCAAGGCTTTTCTCGACCAGTTTCGAGTTCAACAGTCCGTTGCCGCGTAGAGCCGTGTTTGTGCGTGTGTTGAAGTCCGATAGGCCACGGTTCAGTTTGGACGGGTCGAAGTCGGGTTTGAGTGACAGTCCGCGACGAAGACGCTCCTCCTGCTGTTCGAACCGTTTCATCCACGGGTCGATGTTCTTCGTGTCGGGTTTGAAATTGAATTGTATGGAGGCGTTCTTGCCGTTCCATTCGCGGTAGGCGCGTTCAAGACTGGCGGTGTCCGGTTCGAATACTGCGTTCACGTCGAGGTCGCTTATTCCGCGTGCGGCCTCCTCGACCTGACGGAGGAAACCCTTCGTATCCGCAGTGACACGAACGACGACTGTACCGGCGCGATGTTCGCCCACCATAAGCAACCCCCAGAAAGAAAAAAGGAAATAGAAAACCCCCACGGGAATGTGGGGGTTTGTTCAAAATCAGGTCATGTGGAACTTCGTGAACATGTGTTCGAAGTTCTCGGCAGTACCTTCGTTCTCCCGGCGAGGCGGCTCCTTGTCAGCGCCGGGAGGGAGCAGTGGATGCGGTTTGGCATTCTTGCCCCCGTATTTGGCGGTAATCACCGCGTTCATCATGTTGCGAACGTCAACGGCGACCATCGTCTTCGAATCCCATCCAAGCCATGGCAGTACGGTCGGCTTGTCCGGCTTGGACTCATCGGACGCGGTTGGAGGCTCATCCTCCAATATCCGCGCCCTGTACAGGCTGTCTGGCATCGCCATCAGCCCCGCCGCGAGGCGTTCGGCGCGGGTGGGATTCAGCCTCGCGCCGGTTATGTCCAGACCATAGAAACGTTGGAAGTCGGAAGTCAGTTCGACCGGGTGGACGCGGACTTGCGCTTCGAAGCGAGCGATTTTCCCAGTTGGTCCGTGTAGAACATGAGAATCGCTTCGATGAGCCAGAACAGTTCATCCAATCCGATGCCCGTCGCCCATTCGTCAACCTTGTCAGGCTTCACTGTCAGCGACTTGACCCAATCCAAAGCCGTGCCGACGAACTCCATGCGTTCGTCGATCTTCGCCTCGATGTCGTCCAGGGACTTGGCTTCGGGGCCGTTGATGTCGGCGTTGAGCGTGAAACCGGCCATGCCGGACAGTTTGCGCAGTTGTGCGGACTGCTTGAACGAGAGGCGTTCAGCAGGGGCCAGAGGCGGCAGAAGCGAGAACAGCGGCTCGTTCTCGCACATCTCCGCCCACGTCTCAGGGATGCGGAACTCGTCGGCTTCCGCAGCGGTGTTCTCTTCAACAGTCTTGTCAACCATGTTTTCTCCTATCTGAAAAGCGTTGAAAATCTCCTATCTTCCGTCAATGAAGAACGGGAAAAGACCGGAACCCCCGGATAGGAGAAACAGGGGTCCGGCGTCAATACGAAGACTGGAACAGTCCGAATCAGGACTGATTCATCTTCGAAGCCTCGAAGAACACAATCGGCTTCTTGCCGGCGACGCTCTCGACCTCGCCGGTCATGCCCTGCTCCACGAAATCATCGCCCGAGAAATCAGGACCACCATCGAAGGTCACAGAAACCTTGCGGAACAAAGCGCCGAAACGGATATCCGAATCATCGTCGGCGGACTCCTGAGCCAACAGGAACAGGCTGAACGTCTGTGGCTTCTTGGTGATGTCCACACCAACGCCGCCATCCTCGTCGGTGCCGTTGTAGATCAGCTTCAGAGTGTCGCCATCCAACTGCAACGACTTCGCGGTGATGGTGCACGTCGAATCGGCGTAGGTGGTACGCAGGTTCTTACGCGCCCACGAATTATGCGTGGTCGCGTCGCCGCCGTCGAACGAGAACGAAATCTTGTTGTCGGCGGAAGTATGCCCCAGATTGGTCCACACCTGATTGGCGCCCGGTGTGACGGAAGTGGCGGTGTCCACCTTCACGGTGTCAGCGTTCAGCTTGAACGCCTTGGCACCATCCTTCGGCAGCGGAGTGCCGACCGGAGCGTAGAACAAAGTGCCGTAAGTGGCAATCAGAGTCGCGTCATCATTAAACGCCATCTCATATCTCCTTATAAAAAAAGCCCCGCACGAGGCGAGGCTTGAAAACAAAAAACAGAAAACGGAAAATCATCCGGCGCGAAGCGAATCCTCCGCGCGGACGGTGAACGAGGAAGCGGAATACTGCTTCACCTTCTTGCCGGTGGCCTGCTTGCCGCCAGCGCTTTTGCCGAAACCGGGATTGCCCACAATCCGAATGACACGACCCGAATCGGTACGCCCGTAACGCGGCCATTGCATGATCTGCTGGTACACTTCCTGCGCCAAGCGGAAGGAACGGTCCGCATCGTTCGTGGCGACGATGATGTCGATGTCGCAATCCCACACGCCGGTCGAATGATTGCCGGTCGCCATGGTCGGCGCGTTCGTATGGAACAGCACGATGTTCGAGAACGACGCCCAAGTGTCCACATCGACATCGATCTCGTTGAGCACATGCACGTCGGACCAGTCCGGGTTGCCGGTGAACCCAGCCGTGAGAAGCGTGTACACGAGAGAATCGAAATCGACCATCGGACGTTCCTGCGGGTAACGCTCGTAATCAGGTTGAATCAGTGGCATCAGACACCACCGTTCATACGGGCAGCGTCACGCATCACATGATGTCCCTCGACCCAACGGTGACGCTGCTCGTTCCAAGCGCCCCACTCGTGTTCGACGGCCACGTTCGACCCGTCACGACCCTCGACATCAAGACACACATCCGTGTCGATGCCGTGGTAGCGTTTCTCAAGACTCAAATCCTTGGCGACCGGAATACCCGGGTCACGGCCAACCGCACGCGCGGCGGCGAGCATCCTCGCATCCGCAAGCACCTCGTCGGCCTTCTCCGACGTGGCCTGCGGACCGAACCATTCAGCCACCTTCGTGCTCAGGTCACGGTCAATGAAAACTCTTGCCATCGGCCTCACCCCACACATGGTCATCAGGGTCCGGTTCGGGAGGCTTCGGACGCAACCCCACCGGAATCTGCGAATAGTCGGCGTTACGCCGGATATGCATCTCATAGTGGGGAACCTCGCCATGCTGACGGAACGTCGGAGCGCCGTCAACGTCATAGCAGTCGCCCTGATACCAGACCTCCGTATGGATATCGCCATGCCATTCCACGGCAACGACCTGAGACGGCGTGACCTCACGCAAACCACCCCAAGTCTGCGGCGACTTATCCTCGGCACCGGAAATCGAAAACATGCCAGCCTGCTGCTCGCGCCCCTCGATGGAACACCAGCACCAGTAAGCCTTCCCGGGAACATACGTCGTCCCATGCGGCCCGCGACGGACCGTATACAGCACGACGATCACCTTGTCCCGATACAGAATCGAATCAGGCTTCACCCAAGGCACCGGCACATCCTCGTAAGGATGCTCAGCAACCACGTCGGAACCCGACTTATCGTATGGATGACCCAAATCCCACGTTTCACGAGACATAGGCATCACATTCCATAAATACGGTTCACACCGACGCCAACAGTGCCGATAGGACCACGCCCGGACGCATAGCCATCCAGAATCTGCTTCTCCCTTTTCGACAGATACAGATTCGGAGACGCATCCTTGCCTGGCGGATTATCCTGCGGGTCGAAACGAGTGAACTGGTACGTTCCATTCGATTCGGTCTTGATATCCGAATAGCGGATGACACGCCACACCATCGAACAGATGACGAACTCGTAATCCTCAAGATCAAGGTCGCCGGACTTCAACCGTGGAACACAATTCGTGCTCGAAGTGGACGCGACGGTCTCCGCACGATGGCACATGTACGTGAGCCACGCGTTCGGATACCGTTTCAACACATCCGCGTCAGGAAGGCAATGAAGCTCCAAGCATTCCACCCAGTCAACGGCATCGGTAACACCATTCGACATCAGCGGAACCCCCTAAGCGTCAAGAAGGCTACTTGCCCAGCACGTCCGCCTTGAAGGTCGAGACGGCCTCCTTCAGAATCGGAAGATAATTGCCGTTGACCCAGATGTCGTAGTTCAGCGGAGCCTGATGCGACAACATAGCGCCGATGAGACCATCGTTCACGCTCTTGTTGATCTCATACTCCGAGCTCTGGGCCTCGGCGGTAGGACCGGACAGGGTGGCACCCAACGACGAATCGTTGAACGACGGAAGCAGAATGAACGTCTTATCCGGGAACGCGGTGGAGACATCGGCATCCATATCGAAGGTGTTGTCGAGCTTCAAATCCTCGTAAGCCTCATCGACCAGAAGCACATCGGTGATGCCGGACTGCGCACGAAGCACATCCAACACCTCCTGACGGGACAGCTTGGTCCTGGAATGCTCCAAATCCATGCCGGACACCTGCGTACGGAAGAACTCGTTGGTGCGCATGGCATCGATGACCACACCGGTGGTGGCGACCGCGTGCGGCTTGCGACCATAAGCCTTGCGCATGATCTTCACCCAAGCCTCGATGTCGTCGCACGGGTTCGACTTGTCGTTGTCCCAAGTGGTGGTCGGCTTCACATCCTGCTGGTTGCCCGGACGCTTGAACGAATACGTCACATCGACGCCGTTCTCCTTGATGACCACCTTGCCGGTCACCAAGCACTGCAAACGCTCCAACTCCTCGGTCACACCGGCCTGCTGGCCCAAAGCCTCGAACTTCGCCTCGGCCTGATCGTGGATATAGGCGGTATCGTCCTGATGCTTGGCGATATCACGCTCGGAGATATGGTCCATACCGGACAACGGCAACAGGCCGGTATGAATCTCGGCGGTCGAGGTCTCGGACTTGGTGTGCCCGATCTCGGCATCCAACGCACGATGCTTCATCGCACGGGTCTTCGACTTCGGAATGACCGGAGTCCACGAAGCGGTCCAGTCGCCACCGTTGGAGGTGACCGGGAAGATGTTCGACAACGGCAGGATGTCGTTCACGTAATCATGTCCCGCCTGAGCGACCTCGGTCGCCTCGGACGGCGGGATGATGGTCTTGTCAATAGCCAAGAAAAACTCCTTAGATACGCAAAAACCCACCGCGATGGGTGGGTTTCACAAAATTTTTAGAGGTTAAGTGACCGTCAATCAGGAAATCGTGATGTTCACGGTCTGTCCGTTGGACAAAGTGGCCTTGCCAGCGGTGATGGCCTTGGACGACTGGTCCTGAGTCAATTCGATCTTGGTGATGGTCGCACCATCCTTGCCAGCCGGACCCGGAGTGCTAGCCGCGCCGGCCGAAGCGGACAACGGCTTTACAACGTCATCCTCAACGTCGTAGAACTCGCCGCCCCACACGGCACCAGCCTCCGGCTTCACCGGAAGATTCGAGGCCACGATGTCGCCACGATAGGTCATGCCCACGGTCGGGTCGTCCAAATCCCAGCCGGACAGGTTGATGTTCACGGACACCATGGATTCAAGCAGACCGGCGATCTTGGTCTGACGGCCATCGGTGGCCTGCTTGTCATACGGACCATACGAGCCGACGTTCGCGCCGGAAGTGATCTTCGCCAGCGGAATGCCGGAACGAATGTAAACGGTCGTGGCCTTCGGACCCACACCGGTCAGATACTTGTTGTCTGCGGTCTTGAACAATTCCGGCACGATGGTGACGGACACCGAATCATTGGTGTTCTTCTCGCCATAACGCCAGGAATTGTCCTCCTCAACGGTGACGATACCGGAGGAATGAACCATCTCTTGAGTCATACGCTCAATCCTTTCAAAGAATCAGTAGGAAACTACTTGCTGCGCTTACGTGCCTTCTGACGTTCCATCACACGCTTGTAAGCGTCGCCCGGCTGACGTTTCGGATGCGAGGTGCCGGACGGGAACTCGGCCTGCATGGCTACCTTGCGGGCCAAAGCATCCTCAGTCTGCTGCGGTTTCCTCTCCACCTTGGAAGTGTCAATCGGGTTGTACGCCGCATACTTCTCAGCCCACGACGCGATGGCCTCCGGCTCCGTTGCGGGGCAGAGGTCGGAAAGAACAGCGTCCGTGATCTGCGGATACTTAGCCTTGGCCTCAAGACGCGCAATCTGCGTCTTCGCGGCCTTAAGCTCCGCATCAGCGGACTGGAAAGCCTTGTAATTGGCCGAAGCACGGTCTTCGTTCTTACGGCTCATAGCCTTCCATTTGGCAAGCTCGTCATTATCGGACGGCTTGGAAGAATCATCGGAACCCTTCTCATCGACCGGAGCGTCATGCTCGACGGCGGGTTCGTCAACCGGAGTAGTCTGAGCATCCTTCACGGCATCCTCGACCGTTCCGGCCTGTCCAACAGTCTTGTCCTTTTCGGATTCGACTTCATTATCCTGAGAGGCCATAAGACCAAATCTCCTTAATATTTAAGCGGCCAGTCCCAAAAAACCGCGAGAATAAGCCAACAGGCTCCGCACATACTGCCAAGCCTGTTTAGTGTGGACTGTCTTTTTGAACTCATACGAACGCCCATCGAAACGGAATTGAACCGAATCCTTATCCCCGTCCAACAACTCCTTGTACCGGGAATTGAACTCGGTCGCACGAGCGCACATACGCTCCATCTGGGCGCGGGTCATCTTCATGTCGGGCAAACGCCATTCCGGCGCATTCGAGTTCACCGGAGCATCCTTGCGAAGAAGCACAGGCCCAAGCTCGCTATTATTGACGACCTTCACACGAAGCTTCGTCAAATCCGTGGCGTTCGTGGAATAATCACGGCCAGCCGTTTTGCCAGCGGCCTTGTAAATCGTCATCAGATCATCCGAGTTCAATTTCAACCCGGGGTCGTTCGAACCGACGATTGGAGCCACCGTACACTTGCAACGATTGTGCATGGGCATCAAATCAGCCCTCGTGAACGTGTTCGTGGCGGCTACGACGCACAGGCCACAGGAACCCGTCTTCGACAATTCAGGATGGATGACACGCCTGTAACGTTCGACACCGGAACTCCTGTAACGCGACTGGATGGCACGATTCTGCGTCACATACCCGTCAGTGACCGCATTGTTCTCCAACTGGATTTTCGCGGACATCAGCCAAGCCTTAACATGGTCGGCTGCGGACTGGTCGGCGTCCTTCAGAATCTCATCCCACGTAGCAGGTCGAATCCCAGGATTCTTCACGGCCTGAGTGCGATACTCGTCGGCGACCCTCATGGCGACCTGCCACGGGTCCGTGTTGGCGCGAACGACCTCATATTGTGGGATATCCCCCAAACCGTTCACACCGGCCAGGCGCAGCATCGTATCCGCATACGAGATGCCCTGCTGGCGCATGGCCTTCACGAACGCGATATGCTGCTGCGTCACATAAGCAGCCGCGCCCTCGGCCACCGCATCGTTCCACCAGTCTGAAGGAGTCAGGCTACGCCACATGTTCCAAGCCCTGCGGACGAACTCGTCAACCAGCTTCAACCGCTGGTCATCCAACGCCTGAACGGCAGCCAACGCGCTATCGGCCATCAGACCCCCATAACGTCGGACGAATCATCCGACGGCAACCCATCGGACGGCACATCGGACGACATCGAATCCGATCCAGAGCCGGTGGGGAACGAATCCAAACCGGACCCGTCACCCAGATACGAATCATTCATCGTCGCATCAGTCTGCTTCGCCGACGAATCCAAAGCCGCGTTCTGCTGCGCCATGGCATTCAGGAAACTCGTATCCTGGGCATCCTGAATCATCTCCGCGATCTCCGTCTCGGTCATATGCAGATAGCGACGGGCGATGGTTTTCAACGGAAGAACACCCTTCACCTGGGCCGCCGCCTGACACTGCTCCAACTCGGACGGAAGCTCCAACGGCTCCCAAGTCGTCTCGAAACGCTCCTCCGAAGCATTACTGCCGGAAGCGGTCAACGCCATCTTCAATAGGAGCACGAAAGCGTCATTGGCCCTCATGTTCATGTCACGGACCTTCAACCGCAGCATACGGGTTGTCAGCTTCGCACCCTCGGCGGAACCAGCCACATCAGGCGAAAGAATCGACAACGGAGTGCCAGTGGCACCTGCCAGAAGCTTCACATCGGAAGCGGCCGCATTCACAATCGGCGTGATATCCGTAATGGACGATTCGCCAATCTTCGCATCGGCGGGAAGCAGCCACAACGCGGCGGGACCCATCTCGAACAGTTCCGAATAGTCGATCTTGTCACCGGCCTGAGCCTTACCGGCCTTGACCGCAGGGTCGCTCTTCTGGTAATACTCAGGCATGTCGCCGGACACCCAACGCTGCTTGAACGCCTGCATCTCCTGAATGCAGAACCGTTGAAAACGCTGCTGGTCGATGGACCTCAACGTCTTCAAGGAAGCCTCGAACTGGCCCTTGCCGTTAGGAGTGGTCAACTGCACGATAGGAAGACACCCGCAATCAAGGGCGAACTTCCAATCATCGCCGGAAGATTGGCCCTCCCACTCGAACTGCGCCTCGAACTCTGGGCGCTTCTTCGAATCGTCGTTGGCAAGGTCATACACGGTGTCCTCGTCATCGACCGAATCGGAAGGCAGTGTGCGCGACTTGACCTCATGCTTTGCGGTACGCGAATAGACGCTCTGAATCTCACCGTCATCGTTACGGACGATGCGGTACAAAGTCAACCGTTCGATCTGCTCTTCCTCGGACCACCCGTACACGACAGCCGAATCCTTGTCGTCGGACACGACCGTGCTCCACGGACTCAATCGTTGGATATACGAAGGATTCTCCCTGCCGAGAACCATCGCATACGCGGCACCGTAAATCGCCGCATCCATGAACATGTTCAACGAACGGACATCCATGCCGCACTTATCCCACATGTCATCCGCATCCGTGCTCCGCATCGTCTTATCGGCGACAAGACGAAAACCGGTAGGATGCTGCGACGTGATTACCGCATCCGCAATCGTATGGGCCAGATTCAACGGGCAGATATCCACAAAACGCCTATACACGGCACTGGCCGTAGTGGTCGCCGCCTTCGGCACGGACTGCAACGGAACCGTCTCACGACCGTCGTAAAACGTCTTCAACACACACAGGTCGGGAATACGATTCTGCAAACGCGTCGCAAGACGCGTCAACGCCATACCGTCACCATCAGGCTCGTCATCACCAGTAACAAGACTTTGCATATTAGAAGATGTGGAAGCCATACGAACACTCCAAAAATCACCAGACCCGCTGCGGCGTCACCCGCTGCGGAGTATCATCCTCGAACTGGCCCAAATACTTCTCACGCGCCGCATAAGCCAAAACGCCAGCCATGCACGCATCGATTTTGTGCGGACTCTTAGGCGTCTCCTTATGAATCTGATAGCCCCAACTCTTCTCACGCCGCTTCGCGTTACGGAAATGCGACACAAGCCTCGGGTCGGCACACAAAAGAATATTATTCGGGTCAGGCTCCCCTTCCTCAACAGGCTCGGGAGCATACTCAAACGACGAATGCGCGCACTGCAACGCACGATACATATCCTGCGACCAGTTATTCGTCCAAAACTTCATCATCGAAGACTGGCCACGGGCATACACCTTCATGCCACGCCCATACTCAGCCTCCCAGCCGCCAATCATCGACTCGAAGAAATGCGCATCGGCGAAACAGCCGATGACATTGTAATTCTCGAACATACGACGCACGGCGGCATCGAAACCATCACGGTCAACACGCCAATCAGGGTCCGCATTATCAGGCCGCTGCTGCAACTTGATAAGAAACAGCAGACCATCGGACACGCGACAACCAACCAACGCGGTCGAATCATTACGAATCGAACCATCGAACCCAAGCGTGATCTCCTCATCCTCGTCAATGAAATCCTTCCAGACCCCATCCAAACGAGACGACGAGCCGACCGCACGGCCATACAAATCCCTGTAAGCCAAATGCGACTGGATCGCAGGCTCCGTAAGCCACGAATCCTCACTCGACGCACGAGAGTTCAAATAATAACGAATCGAATCATTCGGGTCCGAATCAGGCTGGTAAATCTGCCCCATCAGACCATGAATGTCAACCCAACCATCCTTCGACGGTCCCGGCTCGACGCCATCATCACGAAGCGAGAACCCCTCAACCGAATAGCCATCGGCATCAACGGCCTCGATACGCCCATCAGGAAGAATGATGTAATCCTTACCATCATCCGAATGGGCGGCAGAACCATACGACTCATACAACGCGTGCTCAAGCTTCTTCTCATCAGGAAAATCCTCGATAGGAAGCGTCGAATACCGATAGTCGAAATACAAGCCCTTATAATGCTTGGAACGGCCAGCCTGAATATCCTCCGCGATCTTCAACGTGTTCTCCGCCACACTGTTCTGACCCGGACGGAAATACGTCGTCATCTCCAACACCCAAGGGTCGGCATCCAACGAACGCTTCGGAAGATTACGCTGAACCGTCTTATACATCGAATGATGCTTCGGCAGCGTATACAGATGCACCTCATCCATCAACGCGAAAGTCTCAAGACCACCATCCTTCGACGCATCACCGGAAGTCGTGGGAATAATCTCCCCACCCTCCGGCAAGCCGATACGGGGCTTCGTGACCTCCATGCCGAAACCCTGCAACTGGGCCAACGGGCCGGAAGTGCAGTTATAGTAAATCGAATCGAAGATATTGCCCGACTGGTCCTCGGACGTAGCCAAACACAGAATCTCAGGACGCTGGACAGGACGGCCAACAGGCTCACCCGGCAGATAATAGTAAGTCTGACCAAGAAACGTATACGTCTCACCCGGCTTAGCCCAATGGTCGAAACGACACGGGCCAAAAGCCTCGAACAAGGCCAGATCATTACCCAAGCCACTCTTGTTGCAACCCTTCGGACGCCACAAGCTCACACGATTGAACCTGCGCCGACCATCCGGCTTCAACGCATAGGCGTTCAAATAGAACTGGATATACTCAGGACTATGAGTGACAGGCTTACCGGTCGCACCACCGCGACCTATGAGACTGAACGTCTCAACCCACCACAACGCCAAACGTCCAAGACTCCTACGCCTATCCTCATAAGTCAGGTTAGGAATCATCAAATGCATGTCAGCCAGCCGCCTCGATCTTGCGACGCCAAGCATCGATATCCTGAATCACAGCATGATTCGAACCATCCGAAGCGGCATGGTCGTCGGCCTCCGGCACATCGAACTTCAACGCACGCATCGAAGCCGGAGTCCAACCCAACTCGTCAAACAACTGACGCACGACCGGCATCAACGTCGCATAACGACGAGTCGAAAGCATCTCATTGATCGTCGCGAAACCCAACTGGACAGCCATCCAGGAAGGAGCCGAACGCAACATCGAAGCATTCGGACTACGCCGATACTCCTCATACCAATGAGCAACCAACGGCAACCACTCCCCACCCTTGGGGAAAATCTGGTTAGCCGGAGGCAAATCAGGCCCCAACTTCCCATCAGGAATCTCCAAAACCTGATTACCGGAATCACTCGTCTTCCTGCCCATAACATCACTCCCCGCAAAGCCCCATTACGGGACGACAAGCGCGAAGCCCGTTACGGCACTACGCGCACCTGCGATGAACGACAATCCGATTAGCCAACGAGTTTTCACCACCCTGCTCCAACGGCACACGCCAAGCACCAACCGGAAAATCATCACTCAAAACATCAACCGACCGGTCAAGCGGCAACCCACAAACCGGACACGTATGAGAACACGCGTTCCACTCGTCCTCGGCAGTCCAAAAACCAGCAGGAACACTCCCCCGCCGCCCGACACGGGCATTCGACCGAGGCTCCCACAACACCGACTTCAACGGCTGCGGAGTACGATTGGGAGCCGCACCCTCAGCCTTCAAACGCTGGAAACGCTTACGACAACGAGCCGAACAAAAAGCCTTGTCCCGACGCTCAGTCTCAAAAAAAGAGCCACACGCCAAACACGCACGACTCATACGACGCTTACGGGCACCACTGCCACTACGCCGCCAACGATCATAATGAGACCTACACATCCCATGAGCATGAACAGGCCCATCACACCCATTCACACTGCACTCACCCTCAGCTAACCGAACGCGGGATGCCTGTACCAACGAGCCTCCTCACGCTCAACCCTTTTCCTTCGCCGCGCGTCAGCCGACTCCAAACCAGTCTTATAAGAATGATGAGCACGACAAAGAACCTGAAGATTATCCCAAGAATCATCATCAGGCTGACCATCCTCGGCACGAATGATATGATCGACCTCATTCGCATGAGCGCCACACGGACGCAACACGCCATCATCACCGATCACCGGATACTGGCAACGCCACCCGTAATAATCCAACACCTCACGACGCGTCCGCTCCCAACCCGGATTGAACCGTTCCTTACGATGCGACTTATTCCAATCGTTGGTCATCACCACTCCCCAGTGCTTCAGGAGGGAATCGAACCCTCACGTCACAGGACAACGCATTTTGAGTGCGCCGCGTCTACCATTCCGCCACCAAAGCAAAAGAACAGGCAACCCCCACGCCACACTCACCAAAAACATGGGGATCGCCCGTCATCTAACCCAAACCGCCAAAAGGAAATCCAATGGCAAAAAATGGCTTTTTACCGCCAGCCACGGCGCGCGGATGCTGAGGGAGTCGAACCCCCGGACCGTTCCCGGTCGCCACCTTAGCAAGGTGGTGCAATAAGCCACTCTGCCAAGCATCCAAAAGCAAGAGCCGCCGCAACGACTCAGGAGACTGTTCCCGCAAACTAGGCGGGTCAGCTGAAACTAGAGCCGCCACAAGACGACTCCGAAGACCTTTCCCACAACATGTGGGTAGGCTGAGCACAGCATGTTGGACTCGAACCAACATCGACGGTTTTGGAGACCGCCATGCTATCCAGTTGCACCAATGCCATATGCGAGGATGGACGCAAATCTCACGGACAATCCAAAACACACAACTATATTCCGGGATTCATCCATCCTCAAAGGGTCCCCAGCCGGATTCGAACCGGCAACTCACCACGCATAGGCAAGAGAGCCAGAAAACCACGCGCGACTAACACTCCCACAAGAGCGATAGGAACCATGTGCGAGATCAAACGGCGGTACCAACAAGCCTCCCGCATTGGACTTGAAACCGAATCGCACCTTACCTAGGAAGATGCCATCTGCGGACAGTGAGAGATTCGAACTCCCGGACCCGTTAGAGTCGGTCGCTTTCGAGGCGACTACCTTAAACCAGACTCAGCCAACTGTCCCTAGCGGTGCTCCTTATGAACACAAACGTCCCAACGGTCGGAATCCTTAACCAAGAGACAAGGAGCACCACCGAACCGCTTGCCGGAATGACACCCACAATGACGCCACGCGTCCTCCAAAATTCATTCCGACATGCGACAGCATACTCACCCCCAACGTTGCGTCAACGTTGCAATGGAAACGGCGTAGAATACGGCGTGTCGCGTGGTATGCTGAAGACGATTTCAACGTGAACCCAACATCGTCGTTGTCATGTCACGTTTCATGCGCGGACTTTTTCAGACGGCGCGCACTATTTCTACCATTGACCCGACGGCCCTGAGGTCCCACCCCGGGGGACCCTTCCCCGGCCCCGGTTGGAACGTTCGTTCGATAGCACAAACGTTCGTTCGTACAGTTGTACGTATGCGCGTCATTGTGTCGTATGCCTTATTATTTATATCTATCTCGCTCTAATATTTTTGTCCGTATTTTGGTATCTTGCTTGACTTTATTTTTTCTCGTGCTATCCAGTCTCTTTTTTCGTTTTGTTTACCCTCTTACTGTGTTTCGACACGCCGGTAGAGTGGCGTTATTCCAACGTTTCGGCGTGGTCTGTTTTCTCAATTTGCTTATAACCAATTGATTATGTACAGTGAAGCTATCAACCGGTTAGGCAGTCAGCCTAGCGAGGTTGGCGCGACACTCTAGACCACGCCACTCGCAACCGATTGACAGCAACCGGCAAATGAAGCCGCGACGGTTAGACGCCTAGGCGTCGCATAGCCCGGCCTGAGATGGTCAGGTGGTGCGCAGAGTGTGCGCACAACGAAGCCGCCATGTGTTGGAACGTTGGCCGCTGTGCTGAGGTGCAGTGCGTCAGTTTGCGAGTGTTGCGAGTGTTTGACAAATGAAGAGTGTTACCGAAGGCCGGTAGTTTGAGCTTCACCCCTTTTTTGGGGGTTAGGTGGCGGCGTTTTTCGGGGTGTGTGCATAATGTCCACTATGTGGACGTGGCTGACAGTGTCGGTTTTGCCTAGGCAGTGCGCGTGAACTCGATTGACAATGTTGAGCGCGAGAACTCGTAAGGGGGTACCGCCGACGTTTGGCGTAGTGTGAGAGACTACCGCCAATGAGGATAGGCCGATAGATAGGTGGCAATGTCAATGTTTCGCCATGCGTGAGCGTGGTTGGCGGCATTGACTGTAAACCACGGCGTAACGGGTTGCGAGGGTAGACATATCGTAGCGCCCGTCAATTGCTTTATGGCGGTTGGTCACGAACGTAGTTCGGGGACTATGCGGACATTAAAAGTCTATAGGGGGTGCGTATGCGCCCCTGCGCCACTTTGCGGGTGGTGTTAGCCAAAAACAAATCTTCACGGGCGTAATCCGCAAGGGTTGCGCCCCTCTCGCCACTGTTTAGACCATGAGGGGGTGCGATACCCTCTAGTGGCACGCAATTAACCAATCAACACTAGACCTTAAGGGGGTTTATTATGGATGCCAACGAAGAAATGGCTGTAAAAATCGTTCGCGACTGTCTCACTACGGCGCGTGAGCCCCTACCGCCTTACGTATCACGCCTTTGGGTGCGTGAAATGCCGGAGCTTGAATTTGTAGGCACCTCGGCGGCGGGATCTGTGGTACGTCATGCGCTTATTGCGGCGTTTCGCGTTGCGGCAATGCGGTCCACGTATGTCGATCTTGCAAGCGACTTCGCGCCTGATGTTCGGATTACGCGCGTTCGCGCCAGTTGCCGTCGTGTCTCCGTCTACTGTGAGACGAATACCGGATATGTCTACAAGGTGGTGTGTGTGCCATTGTGGGATACCACTGTTTCCGGTTCGCTGCCGCCATGCCCTATGACTAAGGCCCTTATGGCTAAGGTTGGCACGTGCGCTTTTGGGGATGCCGGTTGGAATACGGTCATGTGTGATTATGTCAATCTCGTTTGACTTGTGTAGTCAACAATACAATAAGATTAAATAAAGGGGGAGCTATGTCTGATTATGACAATCTCGTGCAATGGTGCAAGGATATGCGTTCTACGCAGATTGCGCGGCGTAATCGCGCGTGGAATTTCCAGCACGCTCATGGCATTGAGCCGTGTGGTGTCGCGTGGAATGCCGACGCCATAAGGTGGGTTGACGGCGTGGTGTATGTGGTCAGCCGCAATGTCAAGCGCAACGGCGAGCTGGGCGAGCGTTACGCCGTGGTCACGGCTGAGCAGTGGCTTGACATGCATCGGGTTCCGGGCGATGAGTCATGCGTCGCACGGCTTGAATCCTACATGACGCGAACTAATTGTAGTCAACAATACAAGTGAGGTGTTTATTATGACTGGGAAGATCGAACTATCTGTGGACATCAGCGTGGAATGGCGGCGCAGTGCGATGTGGGGAATGTGTCCTACCGCTACCGTTGGCGCACTACTGGCCGAGGATGGCGTTACTGTCAGGCGTGACCGTGGTTCCGGCCATGCGTCCGGCTGTGGGTATGACAAACTCTCTGCGGCGGTGGATGAAGCCATGCGTGAGTTGCCGTTGTGGCAGACGTTTCTCATGTGGCGTGGATTCAAGCACACGTATGCGTCGATTCCATACAACGGTTCCGATAGAACGCTATATGGGCTGAAGCGTTGCGATTACGGCTGGGAGATGAACGCGAACGCGTGCGGCATGGGAACGATTATCGACATTTTCACGGCGAACGGGTTCACCATGACGTCGCATAGTGGCGATGCTTACGATTTTTACCATTTCGAGCGCGTGGTGCCGCGTTCGTTCCTGAAACTCATCTGACTTGTAGCCCTCTGTGGGCTATGGCGCGGCCTAGCGGGGTTTTGTGGGGTGCGATTCCTCACCCGCGCACTGTGCCGTCGTATGGCGGCTAATCAGCATTCTCTATCTCTATGAAAGTGGGTAATCATGTCTGGGTTTAATTCCGTTGATGATTTTTACGACGTCATGGCGGGGCGTCATGGTTTGCACGAGTCCGAACAGTCCGGCAGCACGTTGGAGTTGTATTCATGCAATGGTGCCGAGTTCCCGGACGGTCTGGACGGTTGCAGCCTTGACGTTATCACAGCGCCGTCGCCTGAGTTCCTTGCGTACATGCGTGGGAATGATAGTCCGGTGCCGCCGTCCGGGTACAAGGATATGGCCGACGAGATTAAGGGCATATGGGACGTGTACAACCACGGTTCCGCCGAAGCCGACTGGGGACGGCTGGCCGACTTGTATGACGCGCACAATCTAAGCCTGAGCGTCATTGCCGATTACGAGTTCATGGATTGGCCTGAGACGTTAGGCGACATACTGGACGGCAAAGGGTCGGATTGCTGGAATCTCGACGGTATGACGTGGCACCTGTACAGCCATGAGGAATGCACTATCGATGATTCTGAGGGCGCATGGCCTGGCCTTGACGACTTGCTGGAATTCATATCTTCCGATGACGTTGAGACGTGCGCCTATGCGCAGCAGTTTGGCGAATGCATGGATTCGGGCGACTATGTGGCCGCGTGCAAGGCGCTTAAGGCTCTCGACTTGGAACTGTGGTATACAGACCTGTCTCTGACGTTGTCTCGCTGAAAATCAATCAATCTGAAAGTGAGGAAAAAGAAATGTATGTGCATTGGATTCGCAAGGATACGGCCGAGGACGCCGACTTGTACGAGGAGCTGCGTGACGCATGGGACGGTATCGACTACGCTGGTCTGCCGTCGTTCGATGACGTGCTGCCGGACATTCTGGAATGGGTGCGGGGTATCCGCGTGGCCGACACTGTGTTCAACGATTACACGTATCGGGCTTCGCGGCTGCTGTACTTCGATAACGCGCTAGATGAAAGCAATATCGAGACTGCCGTGCGGTGGCTGTCCGATTACGGTTATGTGCCGCGCGCGTTCTGCGGTGTCGGCTATGCAATTGAGTTGACGGACGGGTATGGCGGACTGTCGGATCAGGCCGTCGTCCAATATGCGATAGACATGATTATCAAGGACGGGCGCTACTACCCTGTGTTGGATGAATCCGATTACGAGCGGCGTGAGGACGCGTGGCTGCGGGATTACTTCGATGGCGAGGTGTCTGACGGCATGTTGGGCGGAGCTGACCGTGATGCCGTGTTTGAGGCGTGGCGGGATGATGCCGACCCGGTGTCGAGCGACATGTATTTCGACGTGGAAAAGCTTCCGGGCTATATCGAGACCGCTAAGGGAGGTAAGCGGAATGCGTAAGGGTGTGAAGCTGGCTGGACTGCTGGCCGTAGGTGTGGCGGCGTTCGCCGTGGCGTGTTCGCCGATGTGCAATCCCGTGCCGGTGGCTGACCCTCATGGGACGCCTGAACAGCAATGGAATTGGTGGCGTGAGACGTATGCGACGGCTGACTATGGTCAGGCCGACTTGGCTGGCTACACGTCGCTGTCGGATATCCCCCAGTGCGGTATGGAAGACGGCAGTATGGCTGGCGGCTACGAGCGTATCTGCGAGTGGCGGGCTGATGCTGTAGGCAATCATGCCGGTGAGTCTTACGTGCTGGTTGACGGCGGCAAGGTGCTGTCGTGGGGCGGCACAGGGAAATGAAAGTGCCGGTCTCAGGTAGGACTGCGACCGGCCATGCAATCAATCAATCAAATCTAATTGCAAGGGAGATTATACCATGAAATTCGACGATTGCATTTATAAGGAAATCACTTGGTTCAACGCGGATGAAATCGTTGAGCATGAGACGTTCGACGGTATCGACTCGTATGAGCTGCTGCGTAATCTGGCGATGCTTGAGGCTGGCTATTCGCTTGACGACAGGCTGGACAATGAGGCCGTGGAGCGCGTGGAAGATGAGGAGAACAGCTTAATCTGCGTCGGACGGTTCCTTTTCGACTCGCTTCTGGCTGAGGGTCTAGCGGAATGGTTCAAGTGCGACCGTTACGACGGTCTTGTCAAGCATGTGCGTTCGTGCTGGCTGAGCCGTGATGGCGATGATTGGTATTTCTATTTCGTTACCGGCTGCGGCTATGACGTCATCAGCAGTGATTTGCTGGGCTGTGACGCCGATGGTGTGGCGCGGCGGAAGTTCGTTGATTTCCTTAACGGCGAGGAGGTGGCGCGATGATCGACATCAACTTGCTGCCGCGTGAGCTTACCGGCTATGTCGGTCATGTCTGCGGCCTGTGGTTCGGCAGTTATTTTATTGATTTTGAGCCTGTGTTCGTCCATTCCACGGCGGGCATCATCGGTGAACTGTACGAATACCTGGTGGATACGGTTCAGGACAATTCGATGAATGGCGGCTTGGATTATGAGGATGCGGAAGAGTACGCAAAGTTGGCGGCTACCGTTCCGTGGTCTATGGAAGAGATTGACCGCGTGGCGGAACAGTCTTTCCGCTACGTGTCTGACCGAACGTTGCAGGTGGCTTACGCCTTGTGTGTCCTCACTTTTGATGCGATGTTCCCGCAGAAAATCGAGGTTGTCAAACCGGACGTGCGGGAGACGTTGTTGAGCGTGGCGTTCCCGCATGATTGGCAGCGCCGCATGGCGGAGTCCGACCATGATCGCGTGAGCGTCTACCGCATGGGTTTGGAATGCGTGACGAAAGCGTATGACAAGGTTTTCGACCGTCTTGGGGAGGCTGACTGACATGGCCGCGTTGTGGACCGTCGAATATGTGGGTGGCGCAATCCGCGTGCGCCGTCACAGGTCTCAGGCCGATGCGGAGGCGTATCGGGATGCGGTTCTGCGTGCCGATGGCCGGTTTCTGACGCGTTGCACTGTCAGTAGCGGAGAGGCCGTGCGCGTGGCGATGGCGAACCGGCTGGAACTGGCCGGTGTCGGCTGTCGTTCGCGTCTCATGCGGACGTCGTTGAAAAGACTGGTGGAACTCACTGACGAGTTCTGCTGCTGAGCGAAAGGAAAGAACGATGAGTGTTGTTATTGATCGGGATGGGCGTCCCGTGTCCTATGAGGCCGCTGTGAATCTCATGGATGACGAGTTGCGGGAGCTGTTGCACGCGAATCTCGCGCCGTGTTCCGAGCAGGAGTTTTTCGACGCCTATTTGGATGCCCACTGCGTCAAGTATGGCGAAGAGTTTCGTATCGATTGAAAGGAAAGAATGATGATAACCATTGAAGGGTTGAAGGCAATGCCGTTGGATGAGCCGATTGGCGAGGATGTCGTGAATGATATCGAAGTCATGGCGAACACCGGTTTGAGCCATTTCATCAAGAAGAGTTTCGAACCTTGCGAGGGTGTCTACCGTATCGATGATTTCGGCGACTACGTGCCTTATGAGGATTGGCGGAAGTTCTGGTCCGCGTTTCCCGAATGGTGCGAGTGGGTGTTCTTTCTGCACGACAATGCGCATTCCGATGACTATTGGAATTTCACCACGGAAGTATTGGGCGGGCTGACTCCCATTGAAATCGGTGAGCAATACGACGCTTCCTCTGATTACGACATTGACTTCGTGTTCTACACGGAGGCCGACGATGAGGGGCATGTGTGATGGACGCCCATGATTCCGACGTGTGCGCGAATGTGGTCGGCAAGTCGTTGAAGGCCGTCCGATTGCTGTCGAATCTTGGGAGTGGGAACGCTCCCGATTCGGCTTACGTGCTGGCCGCTTATGACCAGTTGACGACGGCGGCGTACCTGTTGCATCAGATTATCCCTTGGACCAAGGAGGAAAAACAGTGAGCAAACGTGGCGTCTTCTCCCCTATCGCTGAATATGATGGGTTCGATTATGCGTCCGGCAGGTCGTTCTGGCGTCGTCGTTCGCTGCTGTCGCTCCTGTGCGAGTGGCTTGGCGAATGGTTCCGTGGCGTGAGGGCGGCTCGCATGGGCTATTCGAACTGGCTGTACGTCCAGTGTTCCGGTGGCTGCATGGTCCCGTTGGACATGCTGGATTGGGATACGGATTGGATTGATTGATGTCGGCGGCGTCCCCCAGCCGTCGATGATATGGTGTTTTTGATCGGAAAGGAGTGTGGCATGGGGTTGCGTGAGCTGCGGAAACGTTCGAACATCACGTTGGAGCAGTTGAGCGCGTTGACCGGCTATGACATGCCGAGGTTGAGCCGGTATGAGACCGTCGATGATGATGCCCGGAACATGTTTCTGGGCACGGCGGCGTCGCTGGCGCGGATACTGCATTGCAACGTGTTGGACTTGTATCCCGATGAGCATGTGTGGCGCGGTGGCGTGTCGGCTGGCGTCGTCGGCTTGAGAAACATCCGCTTGTTCCGTGGGTTGACGCAGACGCAGTTGGCTGGCATGAGTGGTGTCGCCCGTCCGAACATCTCTTGGTTCGAGACCGGTTATCGTCCTGTTGCGCAAATGTATTTGCGGACGGCGTTACGATTGTCTGAGGCGTTGCGATGCGACCCTGTGGATTTTCTGACGGAAGGATACTGACATGGGCATGAGGGAACTCAGGTTGAAGCGCGGCATGACGCAACAGCAGCTGGCCGACAAGGTTGGAGTCAGTCAACCTCGTGTGGCTGCGTTCGAGACCGGACAGCGTTCCGCTGGTGGCATGAGTCTCGCAGTCGCCGTGCGCATCTGTGACGCGTTGCATGTCAAGAATCCCCGCAAACTATTGGAAGATGATTCTGACTCTGAATCTTCTGCGGATTCTAAGTGATCCGCTAGGGCGGGCATGCGTCTTTACGGCCATGCCCGCTCACGAATAAGTTGAGCCGGATAGTTGCAGCTATCCGGCTCGATTGCTCAGTAATTATTACCAATCTAACTAACTAGAGCCCTCTCATTTTAGCAAGGGGGCTGGAAAGAGAGTATCTGAAATGACTATACTTATTGACAACAGCAAGGCAGTGGAAATCTCTATCCGCGAGTGGGATGAGGAAAACACGCAGTACGGCCTCGACTGGTCTGCTGATTTTTATGATGTCGGCAGGTTGAAGACCGTTGACGGCCCAGAGCTTGCTTACATTGTGGAGGACGTCGATTACTGCATTGAGCAGGCGAACGACATGGTGGCCGGTATCGGCGACTTCGCTGAAGACGGCCCGCAGCCGGATACGTTCGTGGATGTGACGGAACTCGACCGGAGCGCGTACCTAATCTGTGAAATTGATCTTTATCAGCTTTCGAGTGAGATCTACAATCACGGGTTGAACGTCAAGGATACGGAAATCATATCCGGCATGTGTCCCGAGGACACTATCAAGGTGGTTTTCATGGATGGTACGGCATGCTGTGTGGGTATCGATCCTAATTTCCCTCTTTGCGTCAACTTCTCGTATTATGCGGATGAAAGCTGTCGTGATGGTGAGCTTTCGACGAGTTGCCATGATTTCGAGGGCGAGTTGGATTATCTCACCGGTGTGAAGGACATTTGCGGCGGGTTGCGCTAGTCGCGTCTGCCGGTTTCGATTGTTTAGTTTCAGGGCGTGCCGGATATTTCGCCGCATTCATTGCGGAGGACGTTCTGCACGCTCTCCCGTGACGCTGGCGTGCCGGACAGGGACATCATGGCCGCAGCGGGGTGGAACAGTCCGCAGATGCTCGACTATTACGACATGTCCCGTCGCAGGCTGAATGGCAAGGCTGGCGATGGATTGCAGAGATTCTTGAATAATGGATGATTTGAAATCCAACGGTGCTATTTACTGAAAAATAGTGGGGGCGGTTTTTGAATCCGCCCCCCATTCGTGTGCCATTGTAGACCGCTCAGACGGCGCTTGACGCGGTTTGTAGCCAGTTGTCCACCAATTCGGCTTCGTTGACTGGCTCGAAACGCCATGCGTCCAATCCGACGTTGATCTCATTGTGATGCCTGCCGAACTCAAGCGGGTCATGCGCGTGCGTGTGTCCGTGCAGGAGCAGCATGTTGTTCATGCGTGGTATCGCGTATTCGGCTAATTCCGGCGCGTTCCAATTGGTTGAGACTGCGCTTAGCGGTTTGCTTTGCGTGAAGTCCTCGCGCCATTGGTAGTGGCTTAAAAATACCGTGTGTGGATTGTTGCCCCACCCGTCTCTGATTTCGGTGATGCTGACTCTTCCGACTTCCCCGAACACGCTTGCCAACTTTTCCAACGTGCGACTGGAACTGTGCAGTTCGTGGTTGCCGAGAATCAGATGCCTGTTCTTGCGTGGTACATGCAGGTTTTGGATGCGCATTATCGCTTGGTCTACGCTCCACGTACCACCGGAACTGATGTCTCCGAGGATGTAGAGTTCGTCTTCCTCGCCAACATACGTGTTGATGCTTCTGATGATGTCGGCATCATGCTTCCGCCAGTTAACACAGTTCTTGAGCGGCTTATGCTCATGTTCGGCTTGTTGTTTGATCGATGCATCCTTAGCGTATCCGGGTAGCGCGTATCCGCGCAGCGCGGCCACGAACGGATGCGCGAAATGCAAGTCACTAGTGAACCACTTCATCCTTAACACCGCCCTATTTCATTATCCATCCCATACTGCTTATCCCATTTACCCAATGCTTCCAAAATGTTCGGCAGTCCAAAATAGTCGTAGTATTCGCTGTAACGTTCGCCGCTTTTCGTCTCGAATGCGATGGTCAGCATTTCGGGGTCATCGCCACAGGTTTCGCAGACTGCTTCGCAGAATGGCGAATAATCGTAGCCGACTACTCGTACCGGCTGATCGTCGCTTCCGTCGAACAGTTCCGGTGATTCGACTTGCAACACGCGCATAAACAGTTCGTTCGTTGATTTACTGGTGGTGTTTTCCGTCATATTGATCTTGCTCATTCTTCCTTCCCCCTATAAAAAGCCATTAAAGGCATATTCTTTTTTACCAAGGCGATAATAGCCATCATATGAATCTTTTAATTGAAATTTAAACTTTCGAAAGAAAGGCTTATACTGCGTTAGAGACTCCTCTGGCACAGTCACGAGAGGATAATCATCCTTCAGAACATCCAACGCATGTTTAACTAAAGCCGTACCGACACCTTGTCCACGGTATGGCTCAAAAACACGCAAAGAACAAATCTTCTTTTCCTGTTCGCAATTTTTAATTATACAAATTCCCGCTATATCTTTTCCAATTTTTGCCAGAAAAATCTCACGAGTGACACCCAAATTAGGTACCACTTTTCGCATAAACCATTCATCAAAATCTGGATAAAACCGCGTAAAAACATCCAGATATGCATTCAATAAAGAATCACCAGAGATAGTCTCAAGTGAAAAAATTTTAATCCCATCAGACATCATACCCCTCGATTCTTCAAACACTTAAACTAAAAAACAATCTTGTGCCCGGTTTTCGGATTGACAATCTTCATTCCGCGTAGACTCCTATGTATTCCCAGCAGTTCGCGTCCACAACGCATTCAATGATCGGGAGAACGTCGAAGCCTTCACGGTCGAGTTCATCCCAACGATGTTCCGCCTGCTCGAATGTGGAATAAACGCCCATGATGCTCACGTACTCGCCGTATTGGTCAGCCACTCTCTCCCTCATGGTGAAATACGGGTACCACCTATCTACCGGTTTGAGCGTGTAATCCCTGTATTCGTCCCTGTCCATAACGTTCGCAGTGACGACGTAGACTTTCATGCTTCATCCTTACCTGTGGTGAATTGGAGTGTGTGGAGTCGGCGGCGGTCGGTGAGGTTGATGCCGAACATGCCATGCGAATGGAATTGGTCTACACAATGTTTGATCTCGCCATCCACCCGGTAGGTGGTCGAACGACCATTGTCGTCGGTGATGGTGATGGTGGTCAACGCGTAACCTCTTCCACGGTGGCGAGGTTGCTTGCCATAATGGTTTTGCTGACGCCGTTGCGAAGGTTCTTGAACGTGAATGAAGATGGTTTCATGCAGTTCGCATCCTCGAAGTCGATGATGCATTCCATGTCATCCCAACAGTTAATCCATGGAGAGCCGACCAGTCTGGGTTCGGCATGAGTGTAGACGATGACGCCTTTCTCACGGTCGGTGTACGAGTATGCGAATCCGAGTTCGTTGAGTTTGACCGCGTATGGCGGATTGGAGAGGTCGATGTTCATGCCTGTTCCTCCTGTAGGAGCATCCAAATGTTCGTTTCCTTTTCGGGGTTTCTGACGGCGAGCCTGTACACGTCGGACAGCCGGTAGCGTTGCTTGCGAGTGTCCTTGACCTGTGCGACGGGTTCCAAGTCTCCCCTGCTGACCCAACTGCGCATGGTGCCGGGTTTGACGATGATGCCGCATTGCAGTAGCAGTTTGCGGATTTCGGTCTGAGTGCCGGTGATGTGCGTGGATAGGAGTTTGCGTCGCCTGTTCTCACGGATGGCGGATACTGGATACACTTGACCGCAGTCGGGGCATTTCGGCGCGAACGCGGCGTTTGGAATGACTTTCACGATGTGATGGCAGTCTTCGGTCGGGCATTCGCCGATGATGATCTGGTCTTCGAGGGTGAAGTCCAGAAGCTCTTGGGCCTTGCGGCGGATACGGTGGATGATTCGCATGTAGGTTGGTGTCGCCTTGCTGGTCTTCCACTTGTCCGTGAGTCGGATGCTGCGGATGAGGGTTTCCAGTTTCCGGTCGCGTGGAGCGGTCACGTTCAGGCATCGCGCGTATTCGTTGGCGATGTCACGGAGGCTTGGATTATCGTCCATGCCGTTGCCTTCGATGAGTTCGAACGCGGTCTCGCGTAATGGGGCCGGGGAGGTGGCGAGTCCATTATGTCCGCCGCCTCCACCGTTGCCTGTCTTGTCCATACGGTTGGTGCGCCATTCGAGGTCTTGCAAATGGTTTTCGAACCATTGCAAATCGAATTGGAGTTGGGTTTCGCAGGATGCGCAGAGGATATGCTTGTCGTCGGTTGTCTTCCAGCATGTCGCGCATGTGGTTTGCGTCAAGTGTTGGCTCCTTGGTTGCGTTTTGGGTGTGTTCGGCCTTGTTGCCTCAACCCTTTTATTTGCAACCGTTGGGCGACTTGTCTAGTATAGGGTGCATGTCAGATTAACGTTGGCTGTTCCGTAACCTGTTGTGGATGGTCGTCTTGTTGGAGCCGGTGGGATTCGATGTCGAGCACGAGCCGCTTGTCGATGTCGAGTAGGCGGCTGATCTCGTTCGCATCGTACCCCATCGCATCCATGTCGAGCACTTGCTGACGGATTCGATAAGACGGATACGTGCTCATTTCCCTTCCTTCTCGATCACGTACAGTACGACGGCCTCATTGTCCAATGCCAGTGGGTTCGCTGCCGTGACGTTGATGATTTTCCACCCATCGTCCAGATAGTCGATGAGTTTAGAATCATTCTGCACGCGCACACCGTTACCGTTGAACTTCGTGTATACGGGGATTAGCTCATGTTCCATTATTTCGTTTCCCCGTCCTTGCCGCTAGCATTGTCCCAATCGCAGGAAAGACCGCCTCCCCCCTTGTAGACGTTGAAACTGATGCATGTAACGGCCCTACCGTCGTGCAACTCGATTCTGCACTCATCGACAGCGAAGTCGCCTCGCACATCAATGCAGTCACTACCGCCTTCAACATCGTCAGCATCCGCTTCGTTCCCGCATCCGGCCAGCGGGAAAACCATCGCTACGGCCATAAGCACGGCCATTAGCCCTCGTTGAATATTCTTGTTTCCTATCATTTCGTCTCCTTGATTGTCTTATCCCGTCGATTTCGACGGGTTTGAATGTGGTCTAGAAGTGTTTTGCCATCCAGTCGGCGATGAACAACGCGACGATCGACGCAAACGACGCGAAAGAAAGCAAACCGAAGACAATGGTGAAAACAATCAAAACAGCCTTCATTCCGTCACCGCCTTACGTGCCACTTCGAGCACTTCTTTCGCCCGCGCGATGTAGTCTTCCTGATATCCGCAGATTTCACCGGCGTAATCCCATGCATCGTCTTCGTCCTTCGCCACATAGTCGCTTTCAATGCCATCCCATTCGCAGCTGTTCCAGCAGAGCCGTTTCGCCACGGCCTCCACCTCGGCGTCGGTTGGTGGAGCGGAACGTCCGGCCATGTACGCTGTACCGGCAAGCTCACGAACCGTCTGAAAAGTCAAATCATCATCCATGCCACGCTCGTAAGCGTTGGCCTCGTCAAGCATGATGCTCAATTAGTCCTCTTTCCGTCAGCTTTGACCATGGCCCACAGGATTTCGCTTGCCGGACGCCTCCTGTATGACAGGTCGTTGTAGGACTGCACATAGTCGAGAATCAGTTTCGAGCCGGTCGAATCCGGTGTCAGGATCGCGTTCACTCGCGGCGGCACCATCTTCTGCCATACGATCTCGTCGCACAGTTCCTTCGTGCAGACGAGGAAGTTTGAATCACCGTAGAAGGTCAGTCCGTTGCCGCTAGTGAAGTCAGCCATGCATGACTTGACCTCGTAGAACTCGAAGCAGCCTTTCTCGACGCTTGCGGGCACCGGCTCACCGTTGATGTTCCAGGGCTTGAAGCCCACGTAGTCCACGCGCCTTTCGTCGGGCGTGTTACGGTCGAAATTGACCTCGCTCGCCCAAAAAGCGGTCTGATTCCTCAACCTCTTCTCCACCAGCTTGGACAGCATGGCGGTGGTTTCAGCCCTGCTCATTTCTTCCTCCTGAAGTACTTGTATTCATCGTGATGGAACAGGAACAGGTGAAGTCTCCACACCTTGACTGCCAACAGGCCCTTGAGTGTGATCGCATACCCGCCATGGACACGCTTCATGAGCTTCCTATCGGCCAATGATTCAAGTATTCGGGAAAGCTCTTGGTTCCCTCGTTGTTGCCAGATGTAGCTCATCCCCTCAGCGATATACAGGCAACACATGTCCTTGTCGTATTGGCTAATCATCATTAGCCTCCCTCTCAAGGATGTAGACGTTCGTCGCTGCGACGGCATTATTACGCAATTCCGTTGGTGGCATGATATCCACCCGCAGAATCTTCCAACCCTCGTTCAGCAACTCTTCAAACACACCCATATTCATCAAGGTGCGCTCATCGCCGTAATCACTCCAAAAAAGTGG